TCTCTATTAGTGCGCGTTTTTCGTTATCTGTTAATTGATTAATATATTTCATTTTTAATTCCTCCGGTTACATGTATTTTTTAGTGATTGATATAATAATTGCAGCGGGTAAATAAAAAACAATTCCGAAAATAATTAAAAATATGCTCATGCCGTCGCGCCTCCTAACATTAAATTAATGTTGTCGGCCTGTTCCGGCGTTGCGTCAAGTTGTATATAATAACTTGATCCGCATCCAGAAACAGCGGTTAAAATAGCGCCGGCCGTTTTTATAATATCTATGATTTTATATTTTTCTGTTTCTGTGTGTGCTGTAATATTATAGTTATTCATTTTTAAATCCTCCTATAAAATAAATTCGATAAAGCCAGAAGCCAAAAACGGCAAAATTATAAATATAAATAATATATATAAGCCTTCTAAAAATGTTTTCATTTTTTGGTCCTCCTATTCTACTATTACGCCGTGCGCCGTTTCGCAGTAACCGTCAAAACCTAAATCACGCGCAAACGCTGCATAATCAAAATATCTTGTGAAAATATCCGGCGTGTCTTTAGTAAAATAACAATCATTTATAAGTTCTTCCGCTACTTCTTCCAGGTCCATGCCCTCATAGAATGTAAAGTATCCGCGTTGTTGTTTTTCCATTGCTTCCATAAAGTCATAACCAAATGCTTCTATAGCTGCTGCAATTTCTTTTTGTTCCCATTCCTGCAGGGCGTCCAACTCATTTAAAAAGTCGTTTAGTTCTTCTATGTTTTCCATTTCGTCAATAGCTCGTGGTTCAATATCAGAAGTCCATTCATAATCATTTATAAACCATTCCGGATCGCCTTCTTCTAATTCTTCCGCTAACATATTTAATATGTCAGTCAGTTTCTCCGGTTCCATTGGTAGTGTTACCCATTCGCCGCCGTCCGCGCCGTTCTCGTTGTAGTTTCCCCATGTGTTAATAAAAATGTTTAGCATTTTAAATTCCTTCTTTCATTTATTTATTTTATTTGTGTTGCGCTCTATGTTTATTATTATAAAGTATTTGTTTAGGGTTGTCAATATAAATAACAAACAATAGTGCACAAAAATAACCCAAAACAAACACGTTTTATTTATGCAATTTATATATAAATAGAGTATACCCAAAACAAACAATTTAAGCATTTGCTTGATCCGGTTTATAAAAGCCCGGCGGGGGATATATGCAGCCGAGACGCGCCGGGTGAGGCGTCTCGGTAGAAAAAAATAAAAAAAAGAAACTTTTGCAAATAAAAGTATTGACAAACGTTTTTATTTATGATACAATAAGTGCAACAAATCAGTTGGAGGTAACGAAATGGATGCAGGATATGTAAGAGTAAGTGCGAAAGATCAAAACGAAGAACGTCAGGTAGCAAAAATGAAAGAGCTTGGTATAGACGAGAGACGTATTTTTATTGAAAAAGCAAGCGGAAAAGATTTCGATAGACCAGTTTATAAGAGTATGAAAGAGGTTGGTTTACGCGAGGGTGACGTGTTATATATTGATAGCATAGACCGCTTAGGGCGTAACTACGAAGAAATAAAAGACGAGTGGGCCGATTTAACGAAAAAGTTAGGTGTAGATATAGTAGTTCTTGATATGCCTATATTAGACACAAGAAAAAGCAAGGATTTAACAGGCACTTTGATAAGTGATATTGTGTTGCAGTTGCTTGGATATGTAGCTGAGAATGAGCGTACAAAAATTAAGACACGTCAAGCTGAGGGTATTGCAAAAGCAAAAGAGCGCGGTGTTTATACAGGTCGCAAAAAAATGGAAATAGATAAAGAATTATTTGAAAAATTATACGGCGAAGTGAAACGCAAGGAGCGCACTGCTCGTTTTGCTATGAACGAATTAGGGGTGAAAGCAAATACTTGGTATAATCTATGCAAAGAATTTGAAACTCGTACAGGGAGGTTTGCATAATGAAATTTGTTGAAAACAAACGAAGCGCGGATTCGGCTGGCGTGTATCTTTCAGACTGGGAAATAAAAGGTATAACGAACGGAGACGTTACAACGTTATGCAGGGTGTTAGAAAGTTTTTCTGCTGTTTGTGGAGAGAAAACCAGAAAAAAAATGATAGCAGCTATAAACAAACGACCTTTACCGAAAGAAGCTGAAGGTGACGAATATAGGGGTGCTATAGATTACTCTGATACACCTTTGCGTGGTAGACATTATATATATTTATGGTTTGATTCCGACGGGGAAATTTTTTACATTGGAAAAGGGGAAGGCAACAGAGCAACAAATTTAAGTCAAAGAAGTAATCTGTTTAAAGAAAAAGCTGTAGGTGGGAAATGTATAATTCTTGCTTATAATATTGATGAAATATATGCGTTAGATTTAGAAAAAATCCTTATTTTAGAATCTGTTGTTTGCGGGAAACAAATTATAAATGTAAAAAGCGGCAGCGGTGTTGATGCCGTTCAATACTGTACGAAAGATAGACACGCTTTGCTTTGGTATTGGAATCATGTTGGTGTTGTTGATCGTTTTTCAAAGCTTATTGGCGAAAATATATTATACGATGCTACAAACAGTGAACTTTATGAAACCCTCGACGAACGTCATATTTGGTGGGAATATCACAAAGAAATAAGGACAAATGATAAAAAAGTGTTGTCCGAAATTTCTAAAGAAGAAGAACGTTTGAAAAAGCAAAGAGAATATAGAACTAAATATAGGCAAAAGAAGAAATTAGCATCCTCTCAACAATTAAAGGAGGCTATCTAAGTGAGTTTTTTAGTAATAATATTGGGAATAATTTATTTCCCGATAGCAGTTATATTAGCGTTGTTGAAGAAGTATAAGTAAAAAAGCCGCCGGGCTTAAACGGAGAAAGGTAAATAGATATGAAAAAGAGGACAAAGGTAATACTGGGAGTAATTATTGGGGTGTTGACTATATACAGTGTGATAGCGACGTTTGCTGTTCGAGAAATGACAAACAAAAATATTGTAGTCGCAAGAGCAACAGACAACAAGTCAGAATATTTTCAAATGAAGGCTTTTGCATATTCCATAGCAAGTGCCGTTGAAAAAGGTCAATATGACGAAGAACAAATAGATTATTTGATTAAACAGAGAGTAGAAAATTTTGACTACGACGAAACTGCTTTCCGCAAATGTGTTGATTTAATTTTAAAAACAGAATAAAGAGCTTATACATAGAGCGCCCGGAGCGCCATTCACAGAAATGTGGGTGGTGCTCTTTTTTTTATATATTTTTAGGAGGTATGGAAGTGAAAATAGTAAATGTGTTAGGTACAGATTATAAAATTTTTTTAAGGAGTATAAACGACGACGAAACATTTGAAGATTGCGACGGATATACTGATTGGACCACTAAAGAAATTGCTGTCAGAGTTGAGGAAGAAACAGAAAAAGGCAGTTTGAAAGATATGGACTGTTATGTAAAGAAGGTGTTAAGGCACGAAATTGTACACGCATTTCTGTTTGAAAGCGGATTGGCAGAGAGTTCTGGTGAAACAGAAGCATGGGCGAAAAACGAAGCAATGGTTGATTGGTTTGCACATCAAGGCGAGAAAATTTATAAGGCATGGGAAGAAGCGGAGGCGTTATGATGGAGATTGCAGTAATTGAGAAAATAAAGAATTTACCGCAGCAGACAGAGGAAAGTTTAACAGATGCGTTTGGTGTTTTAATGAGCATTGAGGACAGAAAATCTGTAGATGAATACGTTCGCTGGGTAAGAACTGAGGCTATGAAAATAAAAAGTGCTACGATGTATGACTTGATTAAGCGAACATATATGTATTCTGCTCAGTATAGTTTCGATGATTTCATGGTTGCTATGGAATGGAACCGAGAGCCGAAAGCGCGTTTTTGGCTACCTCGCCGTAAAGTTTTGGAAGGTAAGCATAAGATAGCGACACAGATTCAGGAGTTTATAGACGATCCGAATATGTTGTATTTAGGTTTTTCAATGCCTCCGGGAACTGGAAAAAGTACAATGATAAAATTTCTGTTATCGTATATAGCCGGAACTGAGCCTAAGAGTGCGAATATGTACGTAAGTTATTCAGATGGAATGATAAAAATGATGCTCGATAGTGTTAAGAGTATGCTGACTGATACCGCAGAATATTGTTTTCATGAAATATTCCCCGGACTTGGTATGCCGGACACGTCTGCTGAATATAAGACGATTTCGTATAGACGTGCTGGTGACTTCCCTACTCTCGGTCTGGTTTCGCTTGGTGGTTCTGTTACGGGCCGTACGCGTAGTAATAGATTTCTTGTGACAGACGACTTGGTTAAGAATAAAGAGGAAGCGCGTTCACCTGAACGTCTGGAAAAACTGTATGGAGATTATACAGCGACGCTTACTACTCGTATGATTGGTGATTCTGTGAAGCAGATACAGCTGGGTACGATATGGAGTGCTTATGATCCGATTAGCAGAATGAAAAGCGAGCATGAGAACGACCCACGTTATAAATTTATTGCTATTCCTGTATGGGACGAAAACGAGCAGAGTAATTTTGAATATGAGCATCCTGACAGATACACGACAGAAAAGATACGTGATATTAAGAAAACGATAGACAGCGCGGATTTCGAGTGTTTGTTCATGCAGCACGGTATTGAGAAGGAAGGTTTGGCGTTTCCGTCGGATAGCTTGAATTATTATAACGGTGTGTTGCCTCCGGGAGAACCGGATAATATTTTATTTGCGTGTGACGTTGCGTTTGGTGGCGGTGATAGTCTGAGTATGCCGATAGCGTATGTGTATGGAAGTGCTGTATATATTCACGATGTTGTTTTTGATAAAGGAGATAAATCCGTAACAGAGCCGCGCGTTGTTGGTAAGATTTTGCATCATAAAATCAAGATGGGACGATTTGAAGCGAATAACGGCGGTGATTTTTACGCGGATGATATTAGTGCTGAATTGAAGAAGCAAGGGTACAGTATAAATATTTCTAAGAAAAAAGCACCTACGAACATGAGTAAGCTGTCGCGAATTGAACAACACGCGCCGAATATCAGAGAATTTTATTTTCTTGACGATGCACACAGAACCGATGAATACAGACGTTTTATGAACGAGGTTACTGGTTTTAGTTTTACAACGAAGAATGTTCACGATGATGCGCCGGATAGTTTGGGCCAGCTTGTAGAATTTATGTCGAATGGTGTAAAAAGTGTATCTGTTGCAAAGAGATTATTTTAGCGGGACAAAGATGTTTGTCTCGCCTATTGAAAAAATATTGTAAAGATTTGTATAATGTAGGTGTAAAAATAGATTGTTGGTGGTGAGCGAATTTTGCCGATGTTTGGTAGAGAAAAAATATATACTGATGTAGAGCGCATCACTGCTAAAAACGTGGTTGAAGTGCTACATAAGGCGTTGCTTATACATGGTAAAAACCAGAACGAGATAAATTATCTTTGGGAATACTATTGTGGCAAAACGCCTATTTTGAGTAAGACAAAAGAAATTCGCAAAGAAATCAACCATAAAATTAATGTAAATAGAGCAAACGAAGTCGTAACATTTAAACGCGGGTACGGTTTTGGAGAGCCTATACAGTATATTCGCAGAGGTCAGGATGAAAAATTAACCGACGGAATTAATGCTTTAAATGAATATATGTTCCAAGAGGACAAGCAAGCAAAAGACAGTGAGCTTGCCGAATGGTTTTACACATGTGGTTTAGGACTTCGTATGGTACTTCCCGGCCCTGATGCAGACGAGCCGTTTAAAATTTACACGCTCGATCCACGATATAGTTTCGTAGTTAGGTATAACGGCTTAGGTGAAAACGTTGTTATGGGTGTTAAGTTTATTCTGAAAGAAAATAAACAGCCGATATACAGTATATATACACCTGAGTTTTATTTTGAGATCGAAAACGGCATAATTACGAAGAACGAAGCTCACGTGTTGGGTTGCGTTCCAATATTTGAATATAAAACAGGCACAGCAAGGTTGGGAGCATTTGAAATTGTTCTGCCGTTACTCGATGCGATAAACGAAGCTGAATCGAACAGACTTGACGATGTAGTTCAGTTCGTAAATAGTTTTTTGGCTTTGTTAGGTGGCACTATAGATGATGAAACAGCAAAGAAACTTGACGAATATAAAATGTTGTGCTTGCCGGAAGGTGTGGACGCTAAGTATTTGTCTGCTGCTTTGAAACAGAACGATATTCAGGTTCTTGTAAATAATCTGTATGAAACAGTGCTTACGATAACCGGACTACCGAACAGAAACGGCGGCAGTAGCACAAGTGACACCGGGAGTGCTGTTATAATGCGTGACGGTTGGGAATCAGCCGAGGCACAGATGAAATCCATCGAAAACGAGTTTAAAAGAAGTGAGAAAGAGTTTTTAAGGCTTGTTTTAAGGATTTTAAAAGACATGTGTGGTATTGATTTAAACGTCCGCGATATTGATATTAAATTTTCTAGAAGGAATTACGATAATTTACAGACTAAGAGTCAAGTTTTAACCACTATGTTAAATAATCCGAAAATACACCCTGAGTTAGCGTTCCTTCACAGTGGAATGTTCCTTGACCCGGAGGGTGCATATTTACAGAGTAAAAAATGGTGGGAAGAAAATCAGCAGAAAGCAAAGGAGGCGTTTGAAAGTGAAGTACAGAGTGACAACGAGAAAAGCACCGACACAGAAAACACCGGAGCCAAAGGTGGCAGAAACACCGATAACGGAAACGGCACAAACACCGAAGAAGAAAAATAAATAGGACGGTGATTTTATGAATGAAATACGCTGTCCGAAATGTGGAAAATTACTTGGATATTTCAACGGCAAGGGTGAAATACAGTGTCCCCGTTGCCGGAAGGATAATAAAGTATATTTTGACACAGTTAAAAAAATTATAGAAATCAGAGCGTCTTGAACGCCAGTTACCGAGTAAATCTCGGAAGCTGGTGTTTTTTTTATTGGCAGAGAAGCCATAAATCGCAACCGTCAAGCAAAAGACGCAAAAACAGAAAAACGTGAGAGAACACGATAAACGCAAAGGAGAAAACGACATGAAAATTGATTTTTCAAGCATTGAAGGTTACGAGAACATGACCGCAGAGGAAAAACTTGCTGCATTGGAGGCTATGGATATTCCTGAGCCTGATTATACGGGTTGGGTAAAAAAAGATGTAGCTGACAAGTACGCAAGCGAGGCGGCTGGTTACAAAAAACAGCTCCGTGAAAAGATGTCGCAGGATGAACAAGAAGCGGCTCAACTTAAAGAAGAATTAGCAGCAGTGAAAACAGAAGTTGAAAGCTTGCGTCAGGAAAAGGCTGAAACAGAATTGACAAAACGTTGGATGGGTATTGGCTATTCTGAGGAACTTGCTACTGCTACAGCTAAAGCTTCTGCTTCTGGTGATATGGATACTGTATTTAAAAACCATGCTAAGTTTTTAGCTGACCGCGAAAAAGAACTCAAATCTGAGTTGCTTAAAAAAACCCCGACACCTCCTGCCGGAGATGGGGATAAAAAAATAACTAAGGAAGATTTTTCAAAAATGTCCTTAGCAGAAAAACAGAAATTTGCTACGGAAAATCCGGAAGCATACAAAGAAATTTATTCACACAAGGAGGAATAAGAAATGGCACATAAAATTTATGACAATTTCGTCCTCGAAAACGAAATCGAGGACCAGTACAACTCACTTCTTGACCTTGCTCAGTTCTGCACAGTTGATAACAGTTTAACTGGCACACCCGGTATGGTTAAGAAAATCAATGTTTATTCAGCAACCGATGGCACTGAAAAGCTGGCTATGGGTGCTGGTAACACTAAGAATATTGAAGTGGATTACACACCGGAAGAATACAGAATTCTCATGGCACAGAACCGCTTTAAGTATTTTGATGAACAGGAAATGACAGACCCGATGATTGTAACAACCGGTATTCGTCACATGGCAGTTGATATGTTCAACACTGTAAACGCTGACGTTTTCGCTGAGTTTAACAAGGCTACATTAGAGCATACATCATCTGCACCTGATTTTGGCTGTTTTGCTGATGCTGCTGCATTGTTAAATGTAGAAAACATCGAGGGTCTTGGATTATTTGCTTTTGTAAATCCGAAGGATATGGCTAAAGTTCGTAAAGCTCTGAAAGACGAGTTGAAATACGTTGAAGCATTTGCTAAGAGTGGATATGTCGGCACGATTGCTGGCTGGAACCTCTACACAAAGAAAGATGCTGTCGAGAACACTATTGTTGGTGGAACTCGTGAAGCTGTAACTTTGTTTAACAAGAGAGGCACAGAGGTTGAACAGGCTCGTAACGAAGATATTCGTGAGAATACTATTTGGAGCCGTAAGTATTACTTAGCTGCGCTTACAGATGCAACAAAAGCTGTCAAGATTACTCTTGGTGCGTAATTAAAGGAGGTATTTAACTATGGCTATATCTACA